ATCAGAGAAGTCGTGTTTGATCCTGCAAGATATTCAAGAACTTTTATGTTGTTTGATGAAGAGGGAATGCCAGTGGTTTCGTATCCAAACTCAGCAGAGCGTATGGTTCCAGCAACTGCTAAATTTTACGAGGCAGTAATGAATAACTCATTTACACATTCAGGCAACGAAGCATTAAATAGACATGTTGCCAACTCTATGACCAAGACTTCCTCAAGAGGTCTTATGATTCAAAAGGCAAATAGCAAAAAGAAAATTGACGCATGTGTTGCTGCCATATTTAGTTATGACAGAGCAACAGTGCCAGTACCAGTTAAGCCTGTAGCCAGGTTCCATTCAATATAAGGAGAATAATGAAACTAAAGAAAAAAGATATAGATTGGTCTCTTTCAACAGAGGTTATTGGAGTAAGTCTTGCATCATACGGACTATTCTTAATATTTCCACCAATTAGTTTTATTGCTTTAGGTGGCTTTTTAATCTGGGTAACGGAAAAGGAATAACATGGCAATCGCAGGTATATACAATATCACAATGGATCAGGGTGCCCAATGGACACTCACAGTTGTCTATGATGATAATAATGGAAACCCAATTGATCTAACTGGATATACTTCTCGTATGCAAGTTCGTCCTAAGTTTAGTGCTGATGCTGTGTTGACTCTTTCTTCTCCAAGTTCAGGAATTGTAATTACAGGAGTAACAGGAACGCTTGAACTTACTGCTACAACAGCACAGACTGGTGATATTCCAGGTGGATTTTATGTTTATGATTTAGAAATTACAAGTGGTGGCGTTGTCACCAGACTAATGCAAGGTAATGTAACAGTAAGAGATCAGGTGACACTTAATGCCTAATGTTAATGTTACAGCCGTTACAAATGTAGTTACAGTTGATGAAGTCAACAATGTTGTTACAGTTACTTCACCTGGCCCACAAGGAAGCGTAGGTCCAACTGGAGCCACTGGCTCAACAGGACCAACAGGTGCAACTGGTAGTACAGGTGCAACAGGAAGTACTGGACCATCAGGTGCGTCAGGATCAACAGGATCCACAGGACCTTCAGGAGCAACTGGTAGTACAGGAGCAACTGGAAGCACAGGACCTACAGGATCAACTGGAGTTACAGGACCCGTTGGAGCAACAGGACCAACAGGTGTAACTGGACCAGTAGGTGTAACAGGAGATGTTGGGCCCACTGGCGTAACTGGACCTCAAGGATTAACTGGTGTTACAGGAGACATAGGACCCACAGGTGCCACAGGCCCTGTAGGAAGCACAGGACCAATTGGTGTCACTGGTGCGACGGGACCTACAGGAGTAACTGGAGTATCAGGAGCAGATGGAGACTCATATGCAACAACATCTCTAAGCACAGTAGCAGTTGGCTCTGGTTCAAAGACATTTGTTTTAGTAGATACAGATGTTGACTATTCAATTGGTCAAACAGTTGTAGTTGCATTTGATATAAGCAATTTGATGATTGGTGATGTAAGTTCATACACATCTGCCACAGGAACATTAATTTTTACAGTAACATCGTTTACAGGTAGTGGAACATATTCATCTTGGTCAGTTAATCTTGCAGGTGCCGTTGGTATTGCAGGAGCAACAGGTGCGACAGGTCCTACAGGACCCGTTGGCGTAACTGGAGATACAGGCCCTACAGGAGTTACTGGCCCAGTGGGAACAACAGGAAGCACTGGTCCTCAAGGAGTTACAGGAGATGTAGGTCCTACAGGAGTAACTGGTCCAATTGGAGTTACAGGTCCTACAGGCGTAACAGGCGTTACTGGCGACATTGGTCCTACTGGCGTTACTGGAGATACTGGACCTACAGGTCCCACAGGCGTTACAGGAAATACTGGTCCAACAGGACCAACAGGAGTTACAGGTGACACTGGACCAACAGGTCCTACAGGTGTTACTGGCGATACAGGAGCAACAGGAGTAACTGGAGACACTGGTCCTACAGGACCAACAGGAGTCACAGGAGACGCAGGAGTTACAGGTGCCACTGGAGTCACAGGCGATACTGGACCAACTGGTGTTACTGGTGTAACTGGAGATACTGGGCCAACAGGCCCTACAGGTGTAACTGGAGATACTGGAGCCACAGGCTCAACTGGAGTAACTGGTGACACAGGACCTACAGGGCCTACTGGAGTCACTGGAAATACAGGTGCAACTGGAGTTACTGGTGACACTGGTCCTACAGGGGCTGGCGTAACTGGTGCTACTGGACCTACAGGAGTAGGCACCACTGGTGCTACTGGCCCTTCAGGTGTTACTGGTGTTACAGGAGACACTGGTCCTACAGGACCTACAGGGGCTGGCGTAACTGGTGCTACTGGACCTACAGGTCCAACAGGTGTCACTGGAGATACTGGTGCTACAGGACCTACAGGCGTAGGCACAACAGGTGCCACAGGCCCAACTGGTGCTACAGGTGCTGGTGGTTCTGATTTAACTGCGGGACCAATCCGTTCAACTGCGGGTACATCAAGTACCAATGCACAAACAGGTACAGGTGAAATATTTGTAATGAGTACTGGAGATCCAGTATTTACAAGTGGAATTGCTATTGATACTAATGTTTTTATTAACTCTAGTCTTTCTGGAGGATTTGGCAATATTGCTGTTGGTAATACTGAGACCATGGAATCAACTACAACAGGAATTCAAAATGTTGCATTTGGTGGAAGAGCATTAAGATATACAACTACTGGAAGTAATAATGCTGCATTAGGACAAGAAGCAGGTAGAGATAATACTACAGGTGAGCAAAACCTTTCTATTGGTACATTTGCAGGAAGTTCTAATATAACTGGTAATGACAATGTTCTTGTTGGTGTATCAGCAATGTCTGGGTATCCATCAGGCGGAACTGCAATAGATAGAGCCATTGCTATAGGTGGTCAAGCACTTAATAATAATACTCAAGATGATATTCTTGGTATTGGATATAGAACATTAAATGTTAATACAGGTACTAACAACCTTGCAATTGGTAACAATGCTCTTGAAAACAATACATCAGGTCAGTCAAATTTGGCTATTGGTAAAAGTGCACTTCAAAACAATACTACTGGTAGTGGAAATTCTGCGCTTGGTATAAGTGTTCTTACAAATACAACTACTGCATCCAATAACACTGCCTTTGGTAATAATATATTAACATCAGTTACAGATGGTGAAAATAATATTGGTATTGGAAGTGATCTTCTTCAGGCTAATACAACAGGTAGTAACAATGTTGCTATTGGAGCAAACCTTCTTCCGCTTAATACAACTGGTAATCAAAACAATGCTATTGGTGTTGGTGCTCAGGCTTTAAATACAACAGGTACTTTTAATAACTCCATGGGAGCGTATGCTCTAGGCGCTAATCAAACAGGTAATAACAATGTTGGAATAGGAAACTTTACATTAGCATCTTTGCAAAATGTTAACGGAAATCTTGCAATTGGTGGAACAACTCTAGCCTCTTCTGTTGCTGGAACAAATCAAACTGCTATGGGTGCTCAAGCATTGAGAGAAAGTACAAGTATTATTGCAACATTTGGAGCAATAACACCAGGTTCTGGATATACTGATGGAACCTATTCAGGTGTTGAGTTAGAAGTTGACTACACCAGACCTCTTGAATCAGTAGTTGGTGCCTTTAGACCTACTGCAGATATTACTGTAGCAGGTGGAGTAGTAACTGTCGTTACTTTGGTTGCACCAGGTAAAGCAATAAGAGCCTCAACAGTTTGTACAATTTATGCAGCATCTGCTCCAGCAGGCTTATTAACTGGTACTGGATTTAGTATACCTGTTTCCACACTAACCTCAGCCACTCAAAATACAGCAATGGGCTTTGATGCTGGTCGTTTAAATATTACAGGCTCACGAAATGTGTTCCTTGGATATCAGGCAGGTAGATCAGAAACAACAGATGATAATCTATATATATCTAACACAAATACATCAACACCTTTAATCAAGGGTAAGTTTGACTCTGCTGGTGGAAATCTTGGATCTGTAAGAATTTATGGTGATTTACAATTAACTACAAAGACTCCAGCCTCTGCTGCTGCGACGGGAACCGTAGGAACAATTACATACGATAATGACTACATATATGTTTGCATAGCAGCCAATACTTGGAAGCGAGTAGCAATCAGCACATGGTAAAATTAACTAAGGGAAAAGGGTAAATTATGAGTCTTTCTAAAAGATTGAGGGAATCTGAAGAAGCCAGAGATATGAATAGTCAATATATTCTTCCACTAATTCCACCTCGTCCTTTGTTTGGTGTAGCCAATACAGGTACATATGTTGATACAGAGTCTGCTATTCGTACATCTACCGTTTATTCTTGCGTAAGACTACTTGGAGATACTATTTCTTCATTGCCAATGGGTGCATATGTACGCAGAGGACGCAATCGTTTATCTTATGCAAGCGTTTATGGAGAACTTCCAGCATGGGTAAATAAGCCAAATCCAGAGTCAACAAGACTAGAATTTATTGAGCAAGTAATTACTTCTCTACATCTACATGGTAACGCATTTATTTTGACGGTACGAGATGATAATAATGAAGTAACAGAACTATATGTATTAAACCCTAATGAAGTAAGAATTGAAAGACCTATTCCAGGAGAGCCACTTGTCTATAGAATTAAAGATATAGAAAATGGCATTTACGATCAAATTTTAACAAGCAATGAAGTTCTTCACATTCCATTATTTAGAATGCCAGGATCACACTATGGCTTGAGCCCAATTGGTGCTTGCCGTATGTCTGTTGGTATTGCACAGGCTTCTGATACATATGCTGCATCATACTTTGGTAATGCTTCTAATCCTGGCGGAGTTATTGAAGTTGCAGGAGAATTAAACGCAGAACAAGCAGGAGATATTGCTCGTAACTGGCAAGAATCACATGCTGGTCCATACATGTCTGGTAAAGTTGGTATTCTTTCTGGTGGTGCAGCATTTAAGCCACTATCACTAAACGCATCTGACGCACAATTAATTGAGGTCAGACGCTTCAATGTAGAAGATATTGCAAGAATTTTCCGTGTCCCATTGTCACTGCTAGGTCATCCTACACAAGGAGCAATGTCCTACGCATCAGTAGAAGCACAGAACCTTAGTTTTGTACAGCACTCATTGCGTCCATTGCTAGAGCGTTTGGAACAATCACTATCTCCACTACTTCCTGAGTCAGATGGATTTATTAGATTTAACCTAGACGCACTTTTGCGAGGAACAACAATAGAACGCTTTGACGCATACACAAAGGGATTAAGAGAAGGATTCTTATCACTAAATGATGTACGCAACTATGAAGACTTATCATCACTAGGAGACTCTGGAGATCAATACAGACTTCCTCTACAAAACATTGATGCTGGTCAAGCACCACTTGTTGGAGATAAGATGAAGGCTGAGATTGCCTCTATCCTTGTTCAAGTTGGTTACAACCCAGATGATGTTGCCAAGATGCTAGGAATAGAAGAACTATCGCACACAGGATTGCCTTCAGCACAATTACAGCAAGTATCCCTAGTTGATCCAACAGATCCAAAGGCTGCTTACAGTGATGAGGTCAAGGAATAATGCCTATAGACAATGTTCCAGAGTTCATTAGAAATAATGCACAAAGAGGTCTAGACTATCTGTCAGAAGGTTTTGGCGGAGATGGTTTAACTGACGGAACAAAGTCTGCAGCAAGAGAGATGGCAAAAGGCAATATCTCTGATGACAAAGTAAGAAAGATGGCTCCTTGGTTCGCAAGACACAAGGCAGATGGACAAGCACCACAGAA